GCCGATCCCGAGAAGTTGGCGCCGGGGACTTTGAAAGACTTCCTGAAAACGAAGCCGTTCGAGCGGTGGGGATACTTCCCCGTGGATGCGGAAGGCCCGAACGGGAAGCTGCCGGCGGAAGTGGAGATGGTAATTAAGGGGTTCGACAGGCCATTGATGTATACCCAGTGGGCCTCAGACCTTGTTGAGAATACGTGCGGCTTGAAGGTGCCTCACCTTCCTCACGGGACCGACACGAACATCTTCTATCCCCGCGACAAGAGGGAGATGCGGAAGACGTTCCTGCGGACGGTGAACGGCTTGGGAGAGCCGAAGGAAGGCGAGAACCCGATGCTGATGGCCGACAGCGTGTTCTTGGTCGGAGCGATTGCCACCAACAGCGCCCGCAAGGATTGGAACCTCTGCTTCGAGGTGTGCCAGGAGTTGCTTCGCCGCGGAGTCAACGTAGGTCTGTGGGCTCACACAAACGCTCTCAGCAAGCACTGGAACATCATGGGGCTGGCGAAGGCTTACGGGATGGAGGGAAGGATCGTTCCAACGGTCACGGAGCTTACAGACGAACAGATGGCCGAGGCGCAGTGCGCTTGCGATGTGACGATAATGCCGAGTCTGGGAGAAGGTTTTGGACTGCCGATTTTTGAGTCCCTCGCGTGTGGTGTTCCATGTATCCATATCGACTACGCAGGAGCGGCTGAGTTTCTTCCAGACGAGTACAAAGTGAAGCCGGTTGCTTTTTATGGAGAGGGGTTTTACGCTAACCGGCGCCCTGTCTCTACCCCGTCAGATTGGGCAGACAAGATTCAAGCGGCATACGGAACTAAGGCGGAACTGCCGAGCAAGTTGACTTGGGAAAATCTGTGGCCGAGGTGGAAGGCGTGGCTTGAGGATGGGGTAAATGGGTAAGATTATCGATCTTGAGGGTCAGAGGTTTGGACTACTTGTTGCTCGTAATCGAGCGGGTGTCAATAGGCATGGACAGTCTCGATGGCTATGCCTGTGCGACTGCGGGGAAGAGACAATTGTGGTTATTGGTAATTTACGCAATGGCATCACGAGGAGTTGCGGATGCTTGAAACACTACGTATGCCAAACAAAGTTTAGGACGCACGGAAATTCAAGCGGTGGAGTAAAAACACGAGAATATACAACATGGAGAAACATGCGATCTCGCTGTGGAAATCAAAATAACACCGAGTGGAAAAACTACGGAGGTCGCGGAATATCTGTTTGCGAGCGTTGGGAATCGTTTGAGAATTTTCTTTTCGATATGGGGAAAAAACCGGATGGGTTAAGCCTTGAAAGAGAGGACGTAAACGGAAACTATACCCCGGAAAACTGTCGATGGGCAACACCAAAAGAACAAGTAAAGAACAGGAGAGGAAGGACTAAATGTAAGCGAGGGCACGAACTAGTGAAGGGTAATGTCTATATCTCCGGTGGGACTCGACACTGCCGAAAGTGTGTTTTGGCGAGAACCTCCAAATCCAAGAAACCAACAAATCAGGTTAAGGCTAGAGAATCGTTGGCTTGGGCTGTCAGGTCAGGAAAGATGAAACGACAACCATGTGAAGTCTGCGGAGATCCTCAATCACATGGGCATCACGAAGATTACAACCACCCATTGTTGGTATCGTGGTTGTGCCCAAAACATCACCTCGACAGACATCATCAACTGCGTCTCCTTAAGGGAGTGAATGGGGAGACACTGTAGAGAATGAAGATTTGCCTCATCACGCCGCCGTCTCCCTTCTTGCTAGATCAGCGAGTATTCCCCTCACTCGGAATCTTGAAGGTCGCGGCGGTTCTGGAGCAAGCCGGTGTACAGGTGGACCATCTCGATCTAACCGGAGTGTCGAACTATGAAGAAGCTGCTAGGGAATATCAAGGAAATGCTGACGTTTATGCTTTTACCTCCACAACCCCGCAACTGCCAGCAGCTATTAGAATCCGCAGAGCAATTGGTGGACGAAGCGTGCTCGGCGGTCCTCATGCAACACTCGTACACGCCGCAGCAAAACGTGGAAATTCAAGAGCTAAATCGGCACTGGAAGGCTTGCTTGCGGAGTTTGGAACCGTCGTTGCTGGAGATGGAGAGAAGGCTATCTTTACGGCGCTTCACTCGCGGGGACTGGTAGACGCCGACGATCCGAAGGGCATCCTTTGGCAGTCGTCTAAAGACTTCAGCGAGTCACCCTGGCCGGCGCGTCACCTGCTCGACATGGAGAGCTACCACTACAGCATCGACGGCGCCAAGGCGGGGCATTGCATCGGGCAACTTGGATGCCCCTACCACTGCACGTTCTGCTCCGGCCGTAATTCTCCCATGTTGCGCCAGATCCGGCTAAGGACGCCTGACAGCGTTCTCGCCGAGGTTCGCCACCTGTATCAAACCTACGGCTTCACCGGAATCAACTTCTTCGACGACGAGTTGAACGTGAACCGGGAGATGATCCCACTGATGCGCGGCATGGCTTCTCTGGCAAAAGAATTGGGTATCGAGTGGAAGTTGCGCGGATTCATCAAATCAGAACTGTTCAACGAGGAGCAAGCGGAGGTCATGTACGAGGCCGGGTTCCGCTGGATTCTGACCGGCTTTGAGAGTGGGTCTGACCGCATCTTGAAGAACATTCAGAAGATGGCCACCCGCGACCAAAACACCCGCTGTATGGAGATTGCCCATACTCACGGATTGAAAGTGAAGGCGCTGATGAGCTTGGGCCATGCCGGAGAGTCTCTTGAGACGGTGATGGACACCTGTAGTTGGCTATTGGAGACGAAGCCGGACGACCTCGACGTTACGGTGATTACCCCGTATCCGGGTTCTCCGTATTGGGATGATGCAGTTCACCTCCGCGACAACGTGTGGCGATACACAGCCACCAAGACAGGCGACTTTCTCTATATGGAGGAGGTGGACTTCACACAGACAGCCGACTACTACAAAGGCGTTGCCGGGGAGTACGTGAGTCACGTCTGGACAGATGAGTTGTCGCAGAAGGATTTAGTCGACTCTCGTGACTGGCTGGAGTGTGTCACAAAGGCAGAGTTAGGGATTGCCATGCCTACTAGCCAGCCAGCAATCGCTTATGAATCGTCGATGGGTATGACCTCAAAAATCCTTCGGAGTAGTGTAAAATGAGGGCATCAGGCGTTGTAGCGCCCGACAAAAGTCACCGAGATAGGAGTCTCAGGATGCCCCATGACCAGTTTATCTTAGATCGTCACGAAGTATTCATGGAGAGGTTCTTGGCCAAAATTGAGGTCGTTGGTGAGTGTTGGCTATGGATTGGAGCCAAACAGAATCCACGAAGAAGCCAGCCTGTCGGTTACGGAGTCATGGTTGTTTGTCCCCGTCCGAGATATGCAATGTTAGCTCATCGTTTGAGTTGGGTGTTGCATCATGGGCTAATTCCAGAAGGTTTGGGAGTCCTGCATAAATGCGATAATCCTCCGTGTGTAAATCCAGATCATCACTTTCTTGGAGATCAGAAGGATAACATGGAGGATTGCGTAACCAAGGGTAGGAAGGAATATGGAGAAAATCACTCTCGGGCTACGCTTACCGAGTCTAAGGTTTTGGAAATCAGGAGACTCGCCGATTCTGGGGTAGGACTACCCGAGATTGCATCTCGGTTTAACTCTCCTCACCCCACGATTTGGGCCGTAGCTAAAAGAAAGTCTTGGAGGTATCTCCCAGAAGAATATTCGATGGGGATGGGATTACCACCGTCGATTCTAAGGACAACATGAACATTGAACGAGCACTAGCAACGGAAGGATTCATGGCTGAAAGCGAGTTGACCTATCTGGCCGAGCTTGCCACAAAGTCAAAGGCCATCGCTGAGGTTGGAACGTGGCAGGGAAGAAGCGCGATAGCTTTTGCGGAGAATACTCGGGGGAGTGTTCTTTGCGTCGACACATGGGCTGACAACGCCTACGGTAGCGCCTCCGCTGAGATGACGTGCCATCCAAACTGGCTGTGGGATGCGTTCATGCGGAACACGATTGATCTGGGAAACATCCACGCATGGCGCATGAACTCGGTCGAGGGAGCGAGTAAGGCGAAATCGTTGGGGATGACTTTTGATCTTGTCTTCATCGACGCCGGTCACAACTACGAGGATGTTGTTTCTGACATCAAAGCGTGGAGTTCAATGCTGGCTCCCGATGGAGTCTTGTGCGGCCACGACTATGCCGAATATCACCCCGGAGTGATGAAGGCTGTCGATGAACTCGTTTTGAAGTTCAGAGTAGTGGGGACGATCTGGACCACGGAGGGTGCATGAGGTTTACGATCATCACCCCAACCGTTCAGCGCCAGAGTCTCCTGAAGGCTTGTGCGTCTGTGGATTCTCAGGTGGGAGTTGAGTGGGAACACGTCGTCATGGTGGACTCCGCAGAGTTTAATGCCGACATGATGCTCTCTCTCGCTCATCCCCGGAGGACGATTCTCCATTGCGACCGGCCGCATCGGAACGGAGGGAACACTTGCCGGCACAATGCCTGGGCTCTGGCGACCGGGGACTATTTCTTTTACCTCGACGACGACAACTACTTGGCCGACGAGAAGATTCTCGAAGACCTGTCGATTGCTTTGGAGCAGGCAGGAAACCCTCAGTGGGGAATCTTCCCGATCCTTCGTCACGGTCAGAGGTTCTATTTCAATCCCCCGCAGCCCTGCTACGTTGACACAGGGAACGTCGTAGTGAGGCGGGAGGTAGGTAGGTGGCCCGACATCCCCGATTACTGCTCAGACGCGGTTTGGGTGGAGGGGTTGAAGCAGTATCCATTCGCGGCATTTCCCGATTCCAGGCCGATCATGGTGATGCCGGATTCTAGTTTTGGAGCAGGAGGAGGAATCAATGGGCAGTAATCCAGTTTTGATCTTGACCCACAACTGCCTTGAGTTGACGAAGAAGTGCGTGGAGTCGGTGAGGAAGCAGGACGTTCCAACGTATCTCTGCGTTATTGACAACGGTTCTACGGATGGAACGGTTGAGTGGTTTCTTTCACAAGGAGTTGATGGAGGTTTGTGCAAAAGTTTTGTGAGCAACGAGGGGGTATCGGCGGGGTGGAATGTCGGACTCGAAATTTGTTTCAATGTGGATAAGGCGGATCATGTGCTTGTGGTCAACAATGACACGATCCTTCCACCATGGCTCTATCGCTCTCTGTTGGCCTACGACGTGCCGTTTGTGACCGGGGTAAGTGTTGGGGAGATGGAGGCCATTGCAGCGCCACAGCCGCCCAAGGAACTCGCTCCGTGCCCTGATTTTTCGGCATGGCTGATGCGCCGGGACTGTTGGGATAAGGTGGGAAGGTTTGACGAGCGCATGAAGCACTACGCCTCTGATAACGATTATCACGTCCGAGCGCACCGGGCGGGTGTTCCTTTGATGAACGCGGGAGTACACTTCTATCACGAGCGGTCTTCGACTCTGAAGCTGGCTCCTCCTGAAGAGCATCTGGAGATTTGCCGACAGGCAGACGCTGACCGGGAAGTTTTCAAGAGCATCTACGGATGTATGCCGTGGGAGCCGGGATACGCAGAGTTGTTCAAGTGAAGAAGTTGAGACCGGGCATCCTCCGTTGGTTGAAGTATCAGCAGGAGGGCAGGAAGATTTTCAGGGTGACGGAGGCGTACCGTAGGTTTATCGCCAGGGAGGGGAAATGAATCATCCGATAACGTGGGGAGAAGTGGTAACGGTCATCATTTGCATCTGGTTGGGGTTGCTTGTGCTTAGATTAGTCTTCGGAGTGATAGGAGCCTTGTTTATCCACCGGAAAGACATGAAGACCGACGAGGAAGTGGAAACGCATGAGCCATACGCAGGCAAGACTTTGGGCCTGTAGTCCAAAATTTGGAGTGACAAGGAGAGTGATATGGGAGATATGCGATGGTTGAGAATGGAGTGGGTGAAGCCGTTTCCGATAGAACGCGACGACGGATACGGGGGAAAGATCAAAGTGGGCGTCCAGATGTTGCGGGCGCTGAGAAGCGATGGGCAACTATTCGAGGTCCACGTTGAAGTTAATGAGGTTCCGTTCGATCTTACCGTGAAGCAGTTGAGGTTGACCCTAGACGCCATGCTCGACAATCCAGCATTGCCGCCTTCGTTAGACGAAGAGAGCGGCTTGCCGATGACACGGAAGGTTCACTCAGAAACCTTCAAAGGGCAAGGGAATTGGTTCGAGGCGGCAGATTGGGATAAGTGGGTCGAGTGGATGAATACTTATACCCCAACCCCTGACAACTGGTGGCTATTCTCGTCATTTAAAGACAAGTTACGGGAGGCGTGACATGGGCAGACGCAAGGGATTTGGCAAGACCAAAGCGAAGAAGCTGCCTCCGTTCGAGTTGATCGACCACGAGGCAAAGCCGCAACTGGAACCCTACAAACTGTTGGCCGAGATCAGGAAGGCCCACCACCCGGACATCAAAGAGGCGAAGATTGTTCTCGCCTGGCAGAAGGGCATCAAGGCCGACAAAGACGGTCACGTAATGCTCGGGAAGTGCATCAAGATCGGCGACCTCCAGAAAGAGCTTGCCGACTGGGATTTTGTGATTACCCTCAACTTCGAGGTGTGGCAGTCGAGCGAGTGGACCCGCGAGAAGAAGCTGGCCCTACTCGACCACGAGTTGATGCACGCTGATGAGTCGCTCGACAAAGACGGTGAGCCCAAGGTAGACGCCAAAGGCCGGCGGCAGTGGCGGATTCGGAAGCATGACGTTGAGGAGTTTTCGGCCATCATCGAGCGCCACGGAATCTGGAAGCGCGACCTTCAGCGGTTCGCAGAAGCCATTATGAAGACGACACAGAAGACGCTGGAGTTCCCTCCCGTGGCGGCCGACGCCAGCGAGCAAGTGGTGGTGCAGTAGGAATTCAGATGAAAGTCTACCGGCACAGCGGTAGACTCTTCTCATGGCAGACGCTCCGTACCAGACGCAAAACTTTTTGCTCAAGAGCCTTGGGGTAGTCGCCCGTCCGGCAGACGACGCGGTTGATCCTGGGCATTATTTGCAACTCGACAGCCTCGAAGAGATAGAAGAAAACTCTCTTGCAAGTCGCCTTGGAACCACGATCTTAAACAAGGTCGGCACAGCCGCTATGCCTATAGCGGGGTCTTTTCTTATAGGAAATCCGAACGTCCATAGCCTCCAGAAACTCAGTTCTATTCCAGCGCAAGGCAACGTTTCTGGAGCGTGGCGGTATGCTTCCAGAGGTGCAAGGCTCTACCGTATAGCAGGATTGAATCCAGGCGCATATACGCTCCTCTCCGCTTCTCTTAACGGCCAGCCGTGGGGAAGCGCGGTCTATTCTCCGTCTGTGACCGGCTACCCTTACCTTTACATTGCCGACTTGAACGGAATGTTGAAGGATAACGGTTCTTTGGCTGCTCCACAGAAAGCGGGGATATTCCAGCCGCAGTATCCCGTACAGGCGCAAGCGCAGCCGTTATCGGAGATTGTTCTTGACTCCTTTGTGGGTTCCACTTATGCGACTTCCGGAGTGGGGGCATTTACAGCAAACACCACAGTCAACACTTCGACAAGTGGTTCTGCGATCGCCGTGACCGGCTTGCAGGAAGTTGTGTTTGCAGCATCGTGGAGGGATTTGTTTCAATCTCTAATCTTCGATGTTGGAGGGGCAAATCAAGAAACAGTTCTAGTTTTGCAGGTTACAGATACGGGATTTGTCGCCAACTTCACCAAGACTCACCTTACCGGGGTGACCGTCAATGAAGCGGGTTGGACGGGAACGGTTGCAACCTCGACCACGGCGACGGTGAGCAAGACGTTTGTGGGAACGCCGATTGCGGCGTGGCCGACGACACTGGACCCAGCAGACTACATCGGGCTTTCACTGTACGTTGGAGATCCGAACGCGATTCAGTCGATCACCCTTCAATTCAATACGGCGAACGGGGCCTACTTTTACAGGACAATCGGCCAGGGGCCGCTCCAGCAGGCATTGAACGCCCAGACCGACAGTTCTACGGCCGCCGAGACTGCGGTGTTGACCGACACTCTCGGGGTGTACACGCCGGCCTCGGGAGGAGTGACTTCACTTAACACGGTCCCAGGTTGGACCCCATTTCTGGTGCAGTTGGAAAGTTTTTCGGGAGCAGGAGGAGCGGACTTCAATGATCCTGTGACGAACTGGCAGAACGTCACGGGCTACCAGATAACGATTGTGACCGGGACCGGGATAGCGACCACCTCATTTCCCATCACGATCAAAGCGGGGTCTTTGCTGCTTCTTGGCGGGGCCGGTCCAGACACCTTTGCCGGAGTGGCCTACGATTATCTCGTCACCTACTTCAACATCAACGACTACACGGAATCCAACCCGTCGATGTCGATGACGAATGTAAATCCTCCATCGAACACGAACTGGGTCTACCCGCGGCGCCAGCCTGTGCTGTTGACGATCACGAATGGAAGTTCCGACACTCAGATCACTCACCTTCGGATTTACCGCAGAGGAGGGACACTCGGAGACAACTACCGCAGGATCGACCAAGTGCCGTTGACGGCCGGCACAGGAGGGACTCAGACCTACCTCGACATCTGGAGTGACGCGGACATCCAGCAGGCGGATGTAGTCAGTTTCACCAATGATGTTCCAGTCACATCTCCGCTTCCCGTTCCGATGAATAACACTCTCGGATCGGCTATCGTCACCACGAATGGGGTTGTGACGGTAGTCTTGACGAATCAATACGACACATTGACGGGTGGTTTCACTGTTCCCTTATGGGTCGGACAACAGGTGAATATCGGAAATGTGGTGGCCGCGAATTTCGAGACGGTGATCGTTCTGACTGTTACCCGTGTAGGAATTTTAGGGAGGTTCATTACAGGGTTCACAGCATTTGTGCAGAACACTCACGCATTGAATGAACCTCTTTCCGCTACAGCGAAGTATGGACAGCCGTTCAACATCATGGCCGTGGCGTTCGATCAGGGGTGGTATGCAGGCGACTATCAGAATCCCTCATATCTGTACTGGACCCCCAAGGGGAATTTACAGGCGGTAAGCAGCGCATCCTACGAGCCGGTGAGCAGCCCAGGCGATGGCATTACAGCGATCGTGGGGACGGCGGCCAATCTATTTGTGAGCACATTGCAGAGATGGTGGTCGGTGGCGCCAGGCAGCAACGTCAACTCTAGCCCGACAATCTATCCGACCAATGTAGATCACGGTTGCGTAGGGCCGAGAGCGTGGACGCTGAAAGATGGAACGGTATTCTATCTTGGGTTAGATGGACTCCGCACGATGCGTGGAGGTGGAGGGGAGTACATCTCTGAAATCATCGAGTTCGTATGGCAGAACACAGGGCCGACGCCTATTCCGATTGCAGACCCAACGCAGTTTGCGACCGTGCAGGCGAGTTGGTGGAATCGGTGGGTGTTCTTCAGCTACATCGCCCTCGACGGGAACCGGCACAGAATCATTCTTGATGTGGACAACAAGCGGTATCGCTGTGATGACCTCGATGCCCATAGCATGTTCTTAGAGGAGGATACCGGGACTCTGGTTTGGGGAGACTCTCAAGGGCTTATCCACCTCGACCGGCAGCTTGTCCAGTACGACGAAACGAACGTGGCCGGAACGGTGACGCAGAGCCCAATAGCGTTCACACTGCAAACACCATACGGGAACCAGGGGATGCCGGAGGTCCAGAAGCAGTACCAGGAGTTCACGCTGGACTGCAACACAAACGGAAATCCAGTTGGAGTGACTCTTTCGTTTGACGATGGAGAAACGACGGAATTCATTGGGACTGTGACGACGACCGTGAGGGAGAGAATCAATCTCAACATCAACAACGGGGAAGGTTTTCAAGCGTACAAGGCGTCCTTGCTGTTGACGGGATCGGGAATAACTCGCATCTACCTATTCCAAGCGAAGTTGAAGTACCTGCCGCTGGCGATGACGCGGCAGAGCCTTGACACGTATTGGCTTCGGTTTGGAACCGACGAGAGCAAGATCTGCAAGCAGGCTTACTTCGAGTACAACGCGGGAGCGGTCATCAGCGGAGCGGTCTACTACGATGACAGCCCTACGGTCGGATTTCCGTTTACATTGCCACAGTATTCTGGAATCAGAAACCCGCTTCGGGTTCGGTTTCCTGCCGTAAAATTCAGGATGATGCGCTGTATTCTCACGAGCGCGGCAGACTTCCAAGTGTGGAATGAGAGTAACTTTGAAGTAAAGCCGCTGTGCCAGGGGAAGGGATACGCTAAGTTCCCGATGATGCCGTAAATGATTGTTGTGGATAGGGAGGTTCGGAGGTATACTGAGGGTGTCGGGAGTGCGAATCCCGGCCAAGCCTAATCGCTACTGGAGGTAGCAACCATGACACCCTCAAACATCAATTTAACACCTTTCACAAAACTGTGCCGCAAGGGTCTTCACGAGTACGACGCAACCAAGAAGCTCTGTCCTGAATGTTCCCGAGCCACAAAAGCATCTTGTCAATTGAGGAACAGAGAAAGATATGTAAAAGCCAACAGCGATAGATACTATTCAAACTATGAACGAAGCAAGGCAGAACATGCGGAATATAGGAAGAAGAATAGAGAGAAAATCAACGCAAGGCAACTAAAATCTTATCATGAGAACTTAGAGCTAAGGAGAAAACAATCAGCTAAGTATTGCCAGAAAAACAGGGAACTGGCGGTGTGGAGAGCGATGGTTCTGCGCTGCACGGATACTAAAAATAAACAATATGAGGATTACGGAGCCAGGGGAATCAATGTTCACAGCGAATGGCTTGGAGAGAATGGGTATAAGGTTTTTCTCCGAGATATGGGGAAGAGACCAAGCGACAAACATACTCTCGACCGGAAGAATAACGATTTAGGGTACACCCCAGACAACTGCCGGTGGGTTTTGCCTATAGTCCAAGGAAGGAACAAAAGAAACAATCACCTTATCGAGTACAACGGAAAAACTCAATGCTTGTCTGCGTGGGCAGGGGAAGTCGGTGTGGGTTCTTCTACTCTGGCAAGGAGAATAACCTTCTGGGGTATAGATAGAGCCATGACCCAGAAACCGCGAATTGTGAACCAAGGGTTTCACCGTCAACTATGCGACCGAGGCGCAGCATGGTTACGCGACGAGAAATCGTGCCATACAGTCTTTACCGAGTGCGCCCGTAACGTGGACGAAAAACCCGACGCAATTGGATGGAGTGGTGAATCTACGTACCTCGTTGAATGTAAGACAACGCGTACCAACTTCTTCGACGATGCCAAGAAAAAGATGAGGTTACACCCAGATAGAGGTGTCGGTTTATTCAGGTACTATCTAGTCCCAAAAGGCATGGTTCTACCAAAAGACGTTCCTGAAAAATGGGGACTCCTGTACGATGGAGATGTAGTGCAAATAGTCAAAGAGGCTGTTCGGTTCGATGTGAGAAATATCGAAGCAGAGACGCACATTCTTTCTCCGCGGCCTGGAAGGTGGAAAAATGGGGCAAACAAATCAACTCCCTAAACCGACATTCATTGGAATTACGCAGGATCATCAACGATTTCTTAGCCAACTGACCGACGCGACGAACACCTTGCTTGGGTACAACGGCACGATCCCGATGGTCAACACGCTCGATCTCAACAACAACCCCATTCAAAACGTAGCCGCTCCGGTAGCGCCCACAGATGCCTTGAACCTCGGGACGGCGGAAGCTAAATACGCTCCATCAGTGACCGGCCCTCAGTTGGATGTGGGAGGGTCGAACTCGTTGAAGGGGGTGACGTACCTCTACACTTGGAAGAACAAGGGTTTGAGCGTAACGATCACGACGGCGAAGCTGACGGGCGGGGGGACGAACGGGAGTATGACCTTCACTGCGGGCCTCTTGACCGCGCAGGTCCAAGCCACTTAGGAGTATGCTGTTGTGGGGAGTCCAAAATTTGGACTGAGGAGGGGATATGGGGACAGCAACATCATTGACTCTGGATATGCTCAAGGTGATGACGCCAGATAAAGGTCTGGTGTCGGTCGGCGAGGGGCCTTGGGGAGAGATTTACGCCGATTACCTGAAGAACGCCGGAAACAGGAACATTGTTTGGAAGCGTCGGCAATTGGGTATGACGACGTTCTCTCTGGCGCGAGGGTTCTTGAAGGCCGCCGAAGGGAAGACCTGCATCATCGTTGCCCATCAGTTTGCTGGAGCGGATTACCTTTGGGATATGGTGGAGACATTCATCGCTAACCTTCCTGCTCCACTGCCGATCAAGTGGAAGAATAGTCAGAAGCGCTATTTTGGATTGGATGGGCGCTTCCCAGCGCAATTCCAAATTGGTCACTTGATGATGGCTGGATTTGGATTAGGAATGAATGTAGACTTTGTTCACTTGCAAGAGTTTGCATGGTGGCCGAGGCGCGATCAGGAGAGGGTGTGGCAGGCTTTGGCTCCATGTCTAAAACCAGACGCCGAGGTAATCATTGAATCCGCTCCAAAAGAAGAAGATAACGGACTGTTTGACGAAATATGGAAAGGAGCACCCGCATACGGATTCACCCGTCACTTCTTCCCGTGGTGGAGGGATTCTCGTTACGTTGCCGAGCCCGTCGATCCTAAGAGTCTGAAGAAGGCCGAGAAGGAATTGATTGACGATCATGGATTGACGCTGGAGCAAATCGGCTGGAGGCGCAAGCAGTGTGACAGATTCATGGAACTCTACGGAAGTGAGAAGATGTTCAAGATGGAGTACAGTGAATCGGTCCAGTAAGAAGAGGGGGTAAGGGATGTACGGATGGGGATGGTACGGAACGAAAAGTCTTCAAGTGGTTCCTGTAATGAAGGGGACGCCATGCTTTCTCGACGGCATGATGAGCCACTTGTATTACGAGACGAAGCGGCTTGGTAAAATCCGGCAAACATTCTGTGGAGACGAGTTCTCGCATGACCACTTCATAGCCTACTTCGAGGCTCTGAAAACCGCTCAAGTTCTCTGCCGGGTGACCGATGAGGGGAAGTTGATTCCGGTCGGATACAGTTGGGTGAGCAATCCGCGAGGGGTAGACGGAGGCCGGGCCGCGCAGTGCGGGTTCTGCTTCTTGGAGGACGGCAGTTCGGGGAAGTCGAGCGCAAGGGACTTGGCGAGATTGGCTGTAGCGTATGCTTTCGAGGATTTGCGGATTGACACAATCCACGGCGTCCAGGTCATCGACAACATCGCGGCCAGAAACTTCTCCATGCGGCTCGGCTTCAAGCCGGTAGCGGTGGTCCCTGATTACCATGCCATCGACGGCAAGTTGGTAGCGGCTCAGGTGATGATGCTCAGGAAAGCCGATTTTTGGCCTGGGTTTGTGGCGTGGAAAGAAAAGCAGCCGAAGGTGGGCGAGTGAACACGATCGAAGAGAATCTTGACGAGAAGACGAAGGCCGCCTTGAAGGCGTTTCGAGAAAGTCTTTGCGCAGCGGCGAAGAAGGCGTATTCTGATTCCAGCATCGGAGCGAAGGGCGACTTCTCACCTACTCGGATTGAACATCCAAACGGAGCCAGCCCTTCCGATGTTTCTGACAATCATTAAAATCCAGTAGAAAACTTCGCACAGGTGTCGTACCCTCCCTGTAGGAGTGCCGCGTGTCGAAACCTGTAAGTAGTGCCGGTGCAGAAGTGGCGCAGGACAACCTCGCTAATCAAATGGCCGCTACGGGGGCCTCAATGACGGCGGAGAACCAGCAACTCTTTGGAATGGCTCTCCCCGGCCTCCAGCAAGCGGAGACGTACTACGGGACGCTGGCCTCTGGCGATCCGAACGCTTTAGCAAGGGCGAACGCTCCAGCGATTCAGGCGCTCACGAAGTCTACAGACTCAGCCAAGAAAAACATTATGCAAGACAATCCGAGAGGAGGGGAACGGAACCTCGCCCTTGAGGAAGCGGATTTGTCGAAGGGCGCCCAGATCGGGCAACTGGAGACGGGATCGTATCTTTCATCCTTCGGTTCACTGGCGAGTCTGGGTGGTCAGAACGTCGGGCAGGGGACATCGGCAGCTTCGAGCGGGTTGCAGGGAATGAACGCGGCGGCGAACCAGTACGGAAACATTCAGCAGATCAATGCAGCGAACAAGGCGCAGACGATGGGCACGGTTTCTGATTTTGCCGGGATGGCGATGGAAGGTGCGGCGATGTGCTGGGTGGCGGCTGAGTTGTTCGGTGGCTGGACTGACCGTAGGACGCACATGGTCCGGTACTGGCTCAAGAACGTGTACTCGAAGACTCTCATCGGGTCGATATTCTGCCGGCTGTATCGGCGGTACGGGGAGTGGACTGCCAAGCAGGTACGGACTTACAGGCCGGTTCGGTTCGCGGTCAAGCCGATCTTTGACCACTTTTTGATGGAATCTCAAACAATATGAGGAGGAAGTGATGGGTAAAGAGAAATACGAACCGATCAACACCGCAAGAGAAGATCAAAAGACTATCACCTTTGTGTGCTCTTGCTGCGGTTCCCTCGTCAGGTCGGACTACACAGACGCACACGACAGGAAATGCGGGACGCCTGCGGAAAAGGGGATGGATGTGGTGTCAAATATGACTACCAAAGTTCTCGAATTAGTTGATGAGAGGAGAAAATCGGCTCCATCTCCGATACAAATATGGAGATTCCCTGAACCTGGGAAGTCCTATATTTTAGCGGCTGATCCCTGTACGGGGAGCGAGGGAGGAGACAATGCGGCGATTGAAGTGATCGACGCAGAGACGGGGGAGCAATGCGCCGAGTTTGCCGCAGTGGTTTCCCCGGAAGACTTAGCTCCCATAATCCTTGATTTGGCGCAAAGGTACAACAGTGCGGAAGTGGCAGTCGAGGTGAACAGCGTCGGGCTGATTACAAACAACATCCTGATACGCCAATACGAGAACGTCTATCGCTATAAGCGCCTAGATAGGGTCAACCATACCGTGACCGATCTTATCGGTTGGTGGACGGACGTAAAAAAAACGAAGGCACTGATGGAATCAGCATTCCGCGTAAGCGTTGAGAGGAATCCAAAACTGCTTAACAGCGCGGGCCTGATTGCCGAAATCCTTGCCTATGACGAGAATGGGTATGAGAAGAATGATCGGTTCTCGGCGATGATGATTGCTCAAGCGGTTCGTGCCGAAAGAATGGTTACAGTCTAGTCCAAATTTTGGACCGAGGGAATCATGGCTGTTGACACACCTCAAATCTCGATAGACCCGTATCGCTCTCAGGTTCCCCTCGTCCAGATCCCTCAACAGGACTTGCAGGGACCGCCTCCGCAGGGAGCCATCTACAGCAAGACTGGCGGGATTGCGACCATTGCCGATGGAGCAATGAAGGGGCTGTTGAAGGGCCTCCAAATGAAGGAGGAGAAGAAATACAAGACGGCCGAGGCGGTGATGAACGCCCAGGACGCTGGAATCTCAGCAGCAAAGAAGAACTACGAAGACCTCTTGACGACCGAAGGGGCGTGGACGGTCAGTAGTGATGGAGTGGCGAAGACGCCGAACTTGAAGACCCAGGCAGCTTATGCGGCCTGGCAGACGGCAGTGAACGCAGCCGCAGCGCAGCGGCAAGCATTCGCTGTTCCCGAGAAGACGGCGAAGCCGAAGAAGGGCGAGAAAAAAGACAAGACGGCAGCCGATGGAGCGCCGGCTGCGCCGGGGTTTGGCGGCGCCCTGAAGCAATTCTTCGAGAGGAACCCGCACGTCCTACCGGAACTGACAATCACAGCATGGAAGGCCGGTCAGAACACACCCTACGGGCAGATGTCGCCGGAAGCCTTACAGGCTCAGAGGCAGAACACCTCCGCTCAACGGCAGGATGCGACCGAGCAGATTCAACTTCAAGGAGCGCAGCGGACGGCGAACGCTCAGAAGGTCTACGACCAGTATTCAGGGTTGAGTGCCGAGGAGTTGGCGAAACTGCCGAGGGAGACGCAGCAAGCCTTCCAAGCAGCCAAGAACGTCCTTGTTCCAATTCCAAGGGCGTCGTCTACAGAGCGTGAATACACATCTCCAGACGGAAAGCAGAGGGAGTGGTATATCCCAGGCACAGAACCGCAGGGGTGGAACGCTACGGCCAATCCAAGTTCGGGGACATTGAAGGTTGGGACGGAGCCGGAATTCACTTCTCAGGCATTGAAGGGGTACGGCTACACCGCTGACACTGCACCGCCTGCTTTGTTGAAGTACCTGCATGACTCGTGGGCCTACAAAGCGGCGCAAACAACCTCTGGCACATCCGAGCACATGGAGACGGACCCGAAGACCGGGGAGTTGGTTGCGGTCAAGACGGGCAGTTCGACGACTCGCGGGGCAGCGGCGCCAAAGCCGCCGGCCGGATTCTCTCCTCTCGGAGAGAATGGGCTACCACAAGAATCAGCCGCAGCGAAGCCAGCGGGGGACACCGCCTCATCGGCGGCCACGCCGAAGACTGGGAAGATGAGCAAGCCTCCAGCCGCGCCGGGCGCAGGAAAAGGAACGATGACGGCCGCTCCACTGCCGCCGGGAGTGCGTGACACCGGAATCAAATCACTAGCCGGAGTGCAGTTCGACGTTCACTCTGAGGAGTCAACGGCGAAGTCGTATGATACGGCGACCCAAGCGTACAACAATCAAATCAACAAGAATCGGTCAAAGGCCGCGGACGCGAAGAGCTTGGAGGCATTGAACGCTACAGCCCGAGAGGACTACGAGAAGGCGAAGGCGAGGATCATCATGTCTAGGGCTGCACACATCAAGACGACCGGCGGTGATCCGTGGAAGGTAGTGAAGCACGGCGGTAAGGATGTTCAATTTTCTCAAGGCCCAGATGGTGTTTACGGAACGATGGATGGAATAAATTGGGTGAACATCAATACGGGAATGCCGTATTCTGGACAGCAGTAAGTTGATAGAGAGGGAGTCCAGTGGCAGTTCTCGACCAGACCGAGGCTCAAATTCCTGTCGGGTTGACCCCAATCCCACTCGGGCAAGCGCCATCTAGTGAGGCAAAAATCCCTGCCGGGCTTACTCCTATCCCACTCGGTAGTCAGCAATCGAGTCCAAATTTTGGAGTGAAGTCGCAGACTCAGGCGACTCACGCCGTTACCCCTCCAGTAGATGTAAAGAGTTCTATCCCTGCCGGATTGACGCCCATTCCTAAGGAAGATTCTCACGTTGACGCTTTCATGGCGGGAATCAGGAAGCCAGCGGCTCTCCGTCAGCAGGTCTACGACTACACAGTGGGGTCTGGTTATAACGCAGACCAAGGACGCCAGCGCCAGAATGAGTACGACTACGCCATCAAGAACGGGATGAACCCACAGCGAGCGCAGGAGTTCGCCCTGGGGATGCAGTTCGAGGGCGGGACACCGAAGTACAATCTCACAGACCAAGAGAAGTCCGATCTCTACGGGAAGGCGAAACAGGCCGCAGAGGGATTTAAGAGCGGCCAGCAGAAAACGATTGAAAGTCATTTCCTTGGAGAATCATTATTGCCGGGGGATGACGAAACATATCGTCAAAACATCGACCCCGACGAATACGCAAGAAACTATGTCAAGGGGTATACCTACGCTCGGTCTCAGGGATGGGATGAAGGGAAGGCGCAAGAGTACGCCACGTCTGATGCCGCATCGCAGTGGATGACTCGGGCTGGAGAGTGGATTGATCCGAAGTGGCACTCCGTCAAAAGCGCGATTCTCAACGTCATTCCCGGCATCTCGAAGCCGGAGGAGAGAGCGGAGAACCCGTTCTTTGCGACGAATCAGGGGTATCGAGAGAATCAGTTCCACGTCTACCATGAGGCTGCTTGGCTGGATGAGCACGTAGGCAAGGTAGCTGGCAGCGTAGACGCTGGGCTCGGAAACGTGGTCAACGGCTTTTCTACTCCCGGCATGGCAGCATTGATGGTTGCCAGCGAAGGGCAGGGACTTCTTGCCCGTGGCGGTATAGGGGCGGCCGAAGAAGTCGAGACTGCGAATCTGGCTACACGTGCACTTGGAAGGGTGGCGCGGGCCGGGGGAAGACAACTTGGCCGGTCGGCAGCGGCAAGCGAGGAGATTGATTCAGCGCAGGCTCTCAGGGCGGCAGAGAACGCAGAAAAGGCCATCCGAGCAATTCGTGACGCGAGACTTCCTGTGTCGGCACAGAAGGTGGCGAGAACGTTCAATAAACTCGTCACGGTAGGCTTTACGGCTCAGATGGCGCAAGGTTCCGCTGAACAACTGGAGCAGGCCGCTAAAACCGCGTTCCCCGGAGAAGGGAAGGACGGCGACAGTGCGCTGGCTGTCGAGTATGCGGTTGAGGGTCTTGTCAGCGGGTTGATGGCCGTGCAGGGTGGAAACCATCTTCGGCATGAGCATCTTCTCACGTCCGATCTCAACTCAAAGACCGCCGAGATGTACGGGCCGCAAAAGCTCTCGGATGTTGGCGGCTTACATGAGGGTCCGAGACAGAACGCCGCGACCAAATTTGGCGACCTCGACCCGTATCGACAGGCCGCAGTCATTCAGCGGTTGATTGAAGATGATCCGAAGTATAAAGCCGCAGAGGATGCAAGCGAGAAGGAGCAAAAGCGGCTTGCGAAGAAGATAGCCTACCGCTACAACACAGCATTGCAGCAGGCGTGGAATCCCAACGCGGTAGATCGCATGGTGCGGGTGATTGACAACCATCGCGCAGCGAACGAATGGTACGGCGCAAGACAGAAGGCGGAGGATGAGGCTCGGAAGCACTACCTCGACCAGATCACGAAGCTCATTGACCTCCACAAGCAAGACAAAGCCGACGAAGAGGAACTTGTTAAGGCTGAGGCAGAGCGCCGGGCCGCGGCAAGGGAAGGCCGTCCGGTACGGAAGACTGTAGACGCGCAGAAGAGGGAAGAGAGTCGCAAGGTAACTCTGACGAACGCGGCGCAGATTGCCGAGCATCGGCAGGGGGTAGTAGATGCCCGCGATGTAGCGGATAAGGAAACGGCCGAGCAGGAGAGATCGGAGGCTCAGGACTCCACCACGAACTCTCAAAAAGAATGGGACGATCGGTATGCTCGCGTCTACGGTATGCACGCCAGGAATAACCCTGATTGGTCTATGCCTCGTCTCCACGGTGAGACGCTAGATATTGTCGGAGAAAGGCCCAAGGAGGATAAACAGGGAGAGTTACGCCACCCGGACGAGGTGACCGACGACCAAGGGTATGTGTCGTACCGTAGTCAGGTGTTTGGAGGGGAAGAGCACCACTTCGGCGTAGCTCAGACTCCAGACGGGAAGTGGGGAGTCTATCGGAAGACGCCGGATGGGATTGAATACCTGGGAGCCGGGGGAATCTTTGACGGCCAGCCGCAAGAAAGCTACCTTGCGCCCAATGAAGAGACGGCCAAGGCTCTCGCTCAGATCACTTCCCTTCGGGTCAATGCCGATTACGCTCTTGAGGAGCATGGAACCACGCCGGAGCGGGAAGCGGAACGGAAGCAACTCCGCGACTTAGAGCACAGTCTGGTAGATGGCACGATCACGGGAGAGCAAGCACGCAAAGCCGCCGGACTGCCGGAGGAAGCGCAAGAAGCGCAGGCCAAGGAAAAGGCTAATCACGAGATCGAAGCCGCCAGAGCAGGAGCATTGAACGGTCCCCTTCACGGCAGAACGAAAGCTCAATACGAAGACGAGTTCCTTGCTGGGCTGGAAGAGGCGGGATGGGAGCCGGAGACGATCGAAGCGATGATCGACACCCTCCCTCTTCAACTTCGGATGGAGGCTGAGAACAATCTCCACTACGTCGGCCGTTCGGGAGACTGGATTGCCTCGAAGAAGGGTGTGACCTGGGTTCTCGACTCGAAGGGCATGTTGCAGCCGGACGATGGGATGAGTGCGCCGATCCCACTGATGAAGAATGGCCGCTACTCGACGCAGGCAATCGATCTGTCAATGTCGGGAAGGGTTGGATTCGGGCAGCGCAGTTGGGAAGACGCCAAAGTTGAAGAAGCGAAGGAGCGCGAAGCCAATCAGCAGTTGGAGAATCTTGTCGGAAACGTAGCCGATGAACTCCAGAGAGCCATTGAACTCTCGAAGCAGAACGCTGGCTTACAGATGGAAGCCGGGGAACTCCCTCTTGAGCGGCCGGCGCCGAAGCCGAGAAGCAGGTTCGCACCTCCAGTCGAAGGCCAAATGGCGGAATCTCCCGAGCGGGAGACTGACCGGGCCGTACAGGAAGGTCACGAGGCCATCCAAGCCGAGCAGAGGGCATTCGATGAAGCGTGGATTACCTTCATGGCCGAGGATCTGGCTGCGAACCATGAGACTCCGTGGCAGTTGATTGAGAGGGTAGCCAAGAACAGCGGCATGACCCCGCAGGAAGTCTTGGCTCTCCAACTTGAGCGGTTGGCTCCTACAGACACCGTAGACGGCAGGATTCAACGGTTGAAGGCCGGGGACACCATCACCGACAAGATGGGCTTGCCGTGGGTGGTGAGGGCCGACAGGAACGGAACTCTGTATCTCCGTAAGGGGCAGGGAGCCAGAATCCACGTCAACAAGTTCAAGCCGTCAGACGACGTGCGGAGGATTGTTGGAACGGGAGAAGTTCAGCCGGCGCCAGGGCCGCGGTGGACTCCCGAAGACGTGCGGAAGGCCGCTTATGAACCTGCCTACATATCCCGCCGCAATGAAGTCATTGAAGAGGTGAAGCAAAGAGAGACGGGAGAGATTAAGGAGCATCCACCGGCCACGCCAGAGGTTGCGGAGCGGCAAGCGGTGGCGGCAGAAGACCGTGAAACTCAGGTGAACGATGCGGCAGTAGCGGCAACCGCTGCGGCTGTTGATCCTCCACCAAAGGCGACCGACAAAGAGATCGACGAAGCCATTTCTAAGGCCGAGGAATTGCGGAAGGTTACCGAGGCCGCAGCGAGACAGGCGGCAGCCGCCAGAGGGCGCACAGCCGGGCCGGGAGAGTACCCACAGAAGGCGCCCATCACATCGAAGAGGGTTCCAGGGAGAGCATGGGCCGTAGGGCATGACGGCTATATCCAGACGATCGCCAGCAAGATTCCCATGCACCGCGAACTCGTTAAATTGAATCAACTCACTCCATCCTTCAGATGGAACGGAAATATGCTAGAGAGGGTTACTGAGTATCCAGAGCAGATGCAGGATGTCCCCCCCGACGAAGCGACACGTTCACAACTTCTAGCAGATGCCCAGCCGGTCAGGTATGACGTTGACCAATTTCTCGACCCAGGTTACGGCCCCGAGCGGGGACCGTCCATTGTGGACATTGGCGGCGATGTAGTTGGAGGGAACCGCCGCTTGCTCAGGATGCTGAAGTACCTTGAGTTGATCCATGGAGACAAGGAAGCTCTTGCCGCGTTTCGAGCCAAGATGGCCGAATACGCCGGGAAGAACGGGATGGTGTACCCAGAGGGAGATGAAATCTACATCCCAGTTCGGATGCTTGACGAGCCGATAGGGACGATAGCCAAAGCGACTGAGTTAGGGCACTTATTCAACAAGAAGGCATCTCATGGAATCGACGAAAACGCGAAGTCGATCACCTATGGACGGATGCTTTACGAAGCCCAGAGGACGGAAGAGGCACTAGGACGCAATGGAGTTCTGGACCGTATAGCCGATGAGTTCAATAGAGCCGAGACGCCGCGAGATGCAATGGCTAACAAACCTGGATTCTTCGCCAATATAGTGCGAAATGAACTCGGGATAGGCGGTGAAGATCAATCAGATTGGTTTAACAAAAACCCGAAGGGAGAATATGAGTTTCTGAGTACGAATGGTAAAGAGAAGCTAGAGAAAGCCCTGCTTGCCACCGTATTGAAGAATCCGTCTACGATCGACGCATTGGGAAGCTCGACGGCCTACGATTCGTTGCTGAAGTCGATTGGCCCTCTCACGCGCTTACGTGCCGTTCCAGACAAGGACATCATCAGTGTCATCGAAGAGGCAATTTCAGCCACGGCCACGACCGAGCGGAAAAGGGTTGATGGAGACTCCCCGAGGGTACGGTGGAATAAGACATTTGGAGAGCGAGAGTTTTTCTCGGACGAGAAGCCCCTCGATGAGCCGGGCCGGATGGTGGAAGCGATTTGGAGGGCATTGCATGACCGGAAGACCACACGGTTCAAGAACGCTCTCAATGATTATTTGGTAGGCGAGGGAACCCAGCGTGGATTCTTTGACCCGGCAGAGCATGGATTGAAGACTCCCGCCGACCTTTTCAATGCGGCCTTCGAGGATGAACTGAAGGACGTGCGCGACTCTCGTGGACTGCAATTGGATGAGGCGAAGAGCGGGAAGTTCAAGGGCGATAACGCAAGTGGGATGAGAACATTCCTCGACACGCTTTCTTGGGAACTTACTCAGGATCAATTCGACGCTGCTCTTGAAAACCGCGACAATTACGGTGACGAATCGGTTGAGGATGCGAAGCGGTCAGAGGAAGGGAAGCCGCCACAGGAAGCGCCGAAGCCTGAAGGCGTGTCGAAGAAAATGTTCATCACGAAACAAGATGAACGTGACCTGAAAGGACTCGGTTGGAAGCAAGAGCAGATCAATGCGATGAAGCCCGAAGAGGCGCAGGAGATTCTGTCTCTCGGGAAGCAAGCGCCGAAAGGGTTCAAGCCCCCAGAGCCCCCAGCGCCGAAGCCAGAAGCCGACCTCTCAGCGGCCAAAGCCGAGAAAGGCTACGTCACCCCCGACGAACTGGAGAAGTTCATCTCTGACCATCCGGCCACCGCAGATCATGCTCCTGAGATCATGCGTACCGCAAGGATGATGGCAGAGTATGTCTTCGATTCAGACCCACCGGAGGGAGTGGAGAAGAAAGACGCTCTCGCCTGGGTGTTGGAGCAGCGCGTAGCAAAGTTGGCCTATGAGGAAAAGGGGAAGGGGAGAGGCTCCTACTCTGACCCCGAGATCGAGAAGGGCATTGGCACCCGCATTTTGAAGTTGACGAAGGCTTCAGATGAGACGACCTTCATCCATGAGTTCGCGCACGTCATCTTCCCGATGCTCTCTCAAGAGGACATGCGGGCCATCGACACGATCACCGGAGAGAAGGGTGAGCACTGGAAGCATGGCGACCCGCTCCGCGGCGAAGCCTACAAAACTGTCAGCGAGAAGTTTGCGCACGGGCTTGAGAAGTTCCTGCGGGACGAGAACCCGACCGGCTTTAGTGCTGAGGTGAAGAAGGTACTCGCCAAGGTCAAGGAGATGTTCCAAGCGGCCTATCTTCGGTTCCGTAGCGACCCGCTCTCGACGTTCAATCTGAGTGAGGACGCGAAGGAAGTCTTTGCGAATATGTTCCACATCGAAGACCTCGACCCCGCAGACGACTTCAGAAAGCAGCGAGAGGAAGCTCGCAAAGCAGACGCCAAGCAGAAGAAGGGCATGGTGAAGCCGGAAGCGGCTTTGCACCCAATTCAGCAGTTGGCGAAAGACCTGGGGCCGAAGCCAGTCCAAATTTTGGAGTCGATTGACGGATCGGTTGAGGATTCTTCAGGGGAGCGCGTGGACCCGTCGAAGCCGATGGCTGCATTCGTTTACGACGATGAAGAACATGCAGCGCAAGCCTATCTAAAAGCCGCAGAGGAAGGCTCTGGCGTGGCCGGCGTGGAGTTCGTGCAGACGAAGGACGGAAAGTACGCTGTCCGGTTCAACGTCAAGGCCAAGGTGCCAAAAGACATTCTCTATCAGGACGCGCAAGAGAAGCACCCCGGCCTGAGACTTGAGGACATGGAAGCGAAGTTGAAGACGACAACCTCGCCGATCCTGAAGAAGTTCCTTGAGACTCAGATTGGCAGGTTGAAAGCGGAGATCCGTAACGAGCCAAGGCCGCAGGTAGAACCCGGTTTGGCGAAGCAGGCAATCGCGGAGGTGAAACGTGGCACAGAAGGGCGAAAGACAGACACGGGACGAGCGGGGGTATCCGACTTACGAGGAGTACCTGATGGAAATCCTGGGGATGCAAAGCAAGCAGGAGTTGGACGACTTTCTCGGCCGCCCATCATGGGGATGCCTGGACATGCAAGTGCCGGAGGTGCCGCCGATCGAAATAGACCCGGAGGAGGAAGTTCTCAGCCAGTTAACCTCGCAAACGTAACGCCGGTCAGACTCCAGCCGTTCGAGAGGGGGCGCGGAACACCAGTTGGCATCCTCGCCGGAGAGAAGTTTGACGAGAAGGTGTGGAGAGATGGCCTAAAGAGGGCTGGCCTTCCAGAGAACATGCCAGCGCCGACAGTGACGCTCTCCCCCGAGGTTGCTCGGACATTGAAGTATGCAGGACAGAAGCAGATCGTTCAGACCGTCCTATCAGCACTGGAGCAAGGAGACGGGGCTGTGATTGCATCTGTGGCGGGTTCCGGCAAGACATGGACGGAGATGGGTGTGGTTAAGGAAACGATCCTTCGGAACCCCGACGCCAAAGTTCTTGTCATCACCATGAATCGCGGATTGCTAGAAGAGGGCGACGATGCCGTTCGACAGGTAGCGAAGAACGGCTACGATTTGAAGGTTGAAACCGACATCCTCGACAAACCTCCCGAGCCGGGTGTTTACGGGGCAACCTACCAGCGGTTGCTCAATAACTCCATCTACGCTCAAACGCAGTGGGACTTGGTGATCGCCGACGAGTCAGGAGCAGCGCGTAACTGGTACAGAGATGAAAACCAGCAGGGCAAACTCCTGAAGGCTGTGATGGACAACGCCAAGAAGGGTGTGTACGTCTCGGCGACTCCGTTCCATTCGCCTAACGAATACGGCTACGCCGAAAAGTTGAACTTGTGGCCGAAGGGAGGATTTGAAGACTGGATCAAGAACAACTTTGCCCACGAGAAAATCGGCGACAAGGTGGTTGCGAAGCTCGACCCGGCAAAGCAGGCAAAACTACGTGAGCAGATGGTTGAGCGTGGGCAGTTCATCTCGCAGCAAATCTCCTACGATGGATTCTCTGTCCACTTCGGAGTGGTCCCTGTAACCGACGTGGTGGAACGGAAGCTAGACCGCATCCATCAAGGAATTGCAGTTATGAAGAGGGAGTTGCTGAAGCAGGGCAAGAAGGGACTCTCTGAGCGGGTATCTGCTTTTGAGGCGACGTACACGAAAGCCTATCTTGAGCGGTCGAGACTGCCAGAGGCCATCGAAGTCGCAAAGAAAGCAAGAGCGCAGGGATGGCAGGTAGCCATATTCTCAGAAACCACATCTGAAGACCTTTTCCGCCGGCCGGTTGGCCCGAAGGAGGAGCCGGGAACGTATCGTCTGTTAGACGAGGAAACCGGCGGCCAAATATCGCGCATCATGCCAGAGTTCCCGAACATTGCGGACGAACTCAAAGCCGAGTTTGGCGATGAGATGGGTGATTACAGCGGCGTTGGGAATACCGACGCGCAGCGCGAAGAGGCGAAGCAAGCCTTTTTGAAGGGGAAGAAGAAAGTTCTCTACACTTCATATGCCGCAGGAGGAATCGGCATCAACCTGCAAGACAAAGACGGAGATAAGCCAAGAATCTCCATCTTCCTTGGGCCGCCGTACTCTGGAATTCTACTCGAACAATCATTGGCGAGAACGTGGCGATTGGGAGTGAAGTCGAACGCGAGGGCGGTGTTCCTTGCGACAGACTCAGAGCCGGACATTCGTTTGATGGCTACAAAGATTGGGCCTCGCATGAGGGCGTTGAGCGCGGCGGTTCTAGGCGACCGTGATTCTTTGGCTTCGGTGATGACGAACTACACCGACGAAGAGAAGATGCGTGAACATCAGGACATGATGGCGTTCGACCAGGGCAACGAAGTGAAGGTTGACGCTCAGGGCTTCCAAGTGCGGAGCAAGCGGAAGGTCAATTTCGACAACTGGAGTTCGATCACCTTCCCGAACGCTGAAGAAGCCAAGAACAAAGGTATGCAGGTGGAGATGTCTGGAGGAGGCAAGGGGTCAGATTGGGCCACTCTCTATCAGGAGAAGCCGAGACGGTGGGAGCCACCTAACAGACCGTTGACCATCGAAGACCTCAAGATTCGCCGGGCGGTCAATGCGGCGGCCGACAAAGCAGCGGCGAACCCACAGATACCGCACGAAGAGGTCACCATGACGGCTGCGAGGGCCGAGGAGGTCGCCAAAGCCGCGCCAGAGGGAGTCGACAAAGAGGCGGCGGGTAGAGATGCCGTTGGCGGGCACCTGAAGGGCCTTGGCTACGTCCAAGACCCTCTCACTGGCGAGTGGAAGACCCCAGAGAAGATTGAGCCGGCGCCGCCCAGCGGAGAGATCGAGGCTGCCAATCGCTCAGTCGCCAACCGACTTGTCGGATTCACGTTAAGCCAAGAGCAGAACATCCTCTCAGAAACAAGGCGCATGGGAGTGCCAGAACTCGGGCGGCAAATTGTCGGTATGGGGCGCTCATACTCCGGGCTTGTAAAAAATCATCTAGCGGACCTGCGCAATTCCCTATCTACAATCATGCGAAACAATGGTCTGAACCCGCACAATGAGAAGGTGATGCGTGACATCTTCGACGTTGTGATGGGGAAGAGGGCCGTTGCCGATCCGCGAGTCAACAAGGGCGCAGAAGAAGTGCGTGTTTTGATGGGAGACATCCGCGAGAAGGGAGCCGCTGGCGGGTTGGCGGTGCGGACTCCAGATGGAAGAATAGTGCCGTGGGCGGATTTTCAGAACGATCCGAGCTACATGCCGCGGATAGCGGACTGGAACGCGAAGTTCACGGACGCGGAAGGCAAGACGTACACCCTGAAGGAGATCATGGGCGGAACCTTCGGTGAGATCAGGGCGAAGGAGTTACTGGCAAAGAAACTCAAAGAAGACGGCAATCCCATGTCTGCCGACAGAGCCTATCAACTCATCAAGCGTGAGCGGCTACAGGCACCCGTGCAGGGCAATATCCAGAGAACGAACGAGGTGAACTTCCCGTTTATCAGGAAGGACTATGGGGCGATCGACAACTACTTCAAGCAGTATTCACGGGCAATGGCGACCGAGAAAGTGTTTGGCTCGGACCTAAGAAAACTGCAAAAGGAGATTGGGAAGATCCCGAACAAGCAATTCAGGACAGATGTAGAGCAGATGTTCGGCTATATGTTCACGCCGCAAAACTGGGATTCGGACCTGGGGGCGGTCTACAACGTCCTGTCCGCAGCGGAGACGGCCACAAAGATGTTCCCGTTCTCTGTAACAAAGGTGTTGTTCCATGCTGGGAACGCGCCAATGATTATCGGCAAGACAGGCCACTACATGCCCGTCCTGAAGGCTGCATTCAAGGCGGCAACTGACCTCAAGGCCGTCAAAGAGAACGCCTATTTGGTTGGCACGATCGCGCATGGTGTCGATCCGGCAGTGATGTATATGCCGGATACGAAGACACAGCACGGCCTTTTCAAGTGGACTGGATTTGAGTACATCTACAACGTGGCGCGAGCCATTGGCGGAGAGTCTGCGCGGGTCTACCTCGACCAGTACGCCGCGAACGACCTGAAGAAAGGCGGCAATACTGAGGTGCGGGCGCGAAGACTTCTGAAGAACTCGCTGCTCATTGGAGATCACGCCATTGACGAGTTCTTGAGAACAGGTAAGTGGGACCGCGATAGTTACAGGCTTGCTCAGGTTGCATTTGCCGACGAGTCACTATACTCGGAAAATCCAATGCAGATGCCGGAGTTTGCGCGTAGGAGAATCGCAGGAGAGGGATTAAGCTCCACGGACAAGTATCTGAATATGGGCCTCCGGGCGTCCTATTCTCTCCAGTCGTTCACCGCCAAGACCTACTCAATGCTGAAAGAGCATCTCTACGATGAAGTGGTACTCCACCATAATCTTCGTCCGCTCGCTTACGCGATGGTTGTGTCGCCGGTTATCGGGCAAATGCTGCAAGGAGTATCCTCGGCCGCAAAGGGCGGGGTACACCGTTTGGCGCAGTACGGCTTAGATAGGCCGCATACCGAGGATGCCTGGGATAAGTGGCTTTCGCAATTCTCTGGGATGAAGGACCATCCCGCTGCAACCTTTCTGAAACTCTATGTCGACGGTCTTTGCGCACAGTGGGCTCTTGAGCGGACGAAGCGGCTGGCGGATGCGTTGTTTAACCTGTCTATAGATGACAAGCCTAGCCTAAAATCTGCAAAAGATACCGGGATGTATTTGTTGAACGATGAGGTTGAGCAGGATATAGGCCCCATCTGGACAGACACGGTAATGCGACCTTTTATTGACTTCCCAGCGGCCGAGATACAATCGGAAGCAGTAAGCGAGTCGCAGGAGCATCACGGCAAGCCAAGCAGTTTTTGGGATCGAACGGGGAAAAACGTTGTGCGGGAATTGAGGGATACTGTGCCTGTACTCAGACAAGAGCCGGATGTGGAAGAATATCTCGCGCCGAAAAAGAGTGGAAAGTGGCAGGTTCCTTAGTAGGAGTATGATTTTAATGTCTTCAGATTTGAAGACGAGGAGGACGTATGGAGAAAGCGATAACTTTTGTGGAAGGAACGCAAACATGGATTGGCAACCTTACAGAGAAGCGCGACAGGCTTCTTCGGGACGCCGAGCGTGTCAGCAAAGCAATCGCCTTTCTAGAGGCGCACCCGGAATTGGTAGAACTGTATACGGAGTATGTGGAAATAATGCCCTAAGTAGAAGACTGGGAAGTGGGCCGTTCCTTAACCGACTCCAAAATTTGGAGTACCTGTTGCGCCAACTTGACCTTTTGAGCGAAGTCGGCTTTCTGTGATTCAGTGACGATCATTGAAAGCCGCTGCTGGAGGGCTTCATCGGCGCGGAACTCTTTATCGGTAGGGATGAGTGAGACTTCAGCCGACAGGCGGGAGCGGAAGAGTTCAATCATCTCGGAGAGCAAGAATGGCGCGAGTTGTTTATGGAGAGTCTTTTTAGACCTTTTGAGCATCGTTTCTCGCACAAACAACGGAGAGTAGAGAAAGTGTTTTTTATCAACCCGCACAGAAGGAATAGCGTGTCTCAGTACGTATCGTCCCATCATTATCTGGCTCATGCCGAGGAGTTCGGCACACTCGCCCTGAGTGAGTAATGCTTTTTCAGTGAGGCCGGCGGGAACGGGGAAGTGGCGCCTGTGGATGATGGCGCCCAGGCGAAGCTGCTCTGCGTACTCGGGGGTGGGGTCGAGGTAACGCTTATCGGGGTTCTTCCCAATGACAGCCAAGCAGCCCTTCCGTTCGAGGGTACGGACCTGTCTAGGGGACAGCCGTAGGCGGTCACAGATGCCGGAGAGGGAGAGCCATGTCTGTTCAGAGGATGGGTTGTGCATTCTTGCGCCTCCGGGGATGGGATGCCGCGGCCATTGCGGAGAACGTATCCGAAGGCAGGTTGCGCTTCTCTGCGCTGACGGAGCCGAGCTTGCGGAAGAAGTCAGGATCGGCTTTCGATAGCTTGACCTTCGGCTTGGAGGGCTTTTCCTTGACGAGCGGTTTGATGGTTAAAGTACGGATATGCTTCATGAAAACATAATACCTCAATATGCTTGACAGCGGAACCGCTGATAGGTTAACGTCATTCAACAGTGGGGGAAATCGGATGATTGGATACTACGACAAGGGCAATATTGCCGCGCAATTGCGAGAGAAGCTGGAGGGCCGTACCCAGGCCGACCTAGCGGCTGAGATGGAGATTACTCCTCAATATCTCAGCGATGTCTTGAGCGGCCGTCGTGACCCAGGTAAGGCAATTCTAAAGTACCTCGGGCTGAAGGTTGGGTACGTGCGGGACGAGAAGTAGGAGGGGTTGGGTATGTGCATAACAATATCGAAGATTGAAGTGAACTTTGCGCGTCCTGTCGAGTTGAAGGATGGGGAGATGCAGCGTATCCACGAGATCGTGAACGATGCAGCCCGGCGCACAGAGACGCCTGAGTTTGTACACTGGGCAGCGGGGACCGGCAGCAAGCCGAATTGGTCGAAGACAGACTGTAAGATATGGGGTTTTGAAGCAACGGCGGATTCACCTGAGAGCGGAGAGCCAATGTGGGACGACAGCGTGTTCTGCATCGAGACAGCCACACGGGAGAGGTACGAGTCGGAGTTGTTTAAGCCGTACTCGAAGCCAAAGACGAACGCGGATCGATTCTGTGAACTGCTTGAGGCTATCGACAATCGCTGCATGGCGGCAGACGGGCCGGTGACGCCGACGTTGACTGAGGCTACACCTGACGAGTTGAGGAAGTTGTATCTATTCGCGGACAGGATCAGGAAAGAATCGAGGTAGAACCGGCAGCGGAGGGGCTGCAAGAAAGCAGGGGGAGATGGCAGAGGCGAAGGCGGCAGAGAGCGTAGGAGCGAAGGTGCCGAAGAAGCAGATCACGCGGAAGCGGGTAGGCTTCAAGCGGGTTGTGGTCGAGTTGACCGAGAATCATTACGATGCGCTGGCGAAGTTGGCGGTGGCCGACATCCGCCGGGGAGGGCCGACGGAGATGCTTTCTGTTCTGTGCCGGTTGAACCTGGACGCGCTCATCAAGAACCATCGGCCGGCTCAGGCGCCGATTGTGTTTCAGGAAAAGCCGGTCGATAAGTAGGCCGCGGGAGGTGAGGGATGGGAGAGTTTTATTGGAAGTGGAGAGCGTTCTGGTGGGGATTCTTCCATCCTTTTGCATCGGAGGATCAACACCTACGCCGGGCATGGTGGGCTGCTCAAGAAAGACTGCGGCGGACGGGGAGGTAGGGGATGGCAGACGAAGACTATCTGAACGATCCCGATGAACCCGACGAGAGCGACGTATGCCCTCACGGGAAGGGATTTAGCGACTACTGCTATCTCTGTGATGATGAAGAAGACTTCGATGAAGACGCCGAAGCTACCACCTGCCCTGAGTGCGGAAGTGACGACCTTGAGGTTATTGACGAAACCGAAGAAGGCGACAACGAGTACGTCTGCAATGATTGTGGGGAGCGGTTTGTAGACGGGGAGGAAGAAGATGCCTAGAGGGATGTCTAAAACTCAGTGGATGACTCACGAGGAGTTGGTGAAGGAGCATCTGAAGCTGCGGGGGGAGTACGAGCGGACGCGGGGGATCGTGGACATGCTGGTGGAGAAGTTCGAGGGGCATGTACATGAAGGCGGCTCGGGGATGCTCGGTGTGACTACCGGCCCTCCATTCAAGAAGAGGGTGTTGAAGGTCACTACGCCGTCTGTATGTGTTGACTGTGGGGAGACGGTGGAAGAAGGGGTGGTAATCTGCAAGGACTGCATACCGTTCTAGGAAGGTCCAAAATTTGGAGTAGGGGAGGATGGGGATGAGCTTAATCTGCGGGATTGATTTCGAGTCAACTGGCCTTTCGGCGGCAGACGATCGGATTACAGAAATCGGTGCCTGTCTTTATGATTGGCCTACATCGACGCCTTTGAAGTTGATGTCAACGTTGGTGAACCCAGGACGGCCGATACCGGAGGAGATACAGAAACTCACCGGAATCACAGATGAACTGGTTGACTTGTACGGGAAGTCGGAGAAGGTGGCCTTTGCGGAACTGCACGACCTGATGAGCTATGCGGACTATGCGGCTGCTTTTAACGGTTCCAGGTTCGACCAGCCTTTTTACCTTGCAGCTTGCAATCGTCTCGGAGTGGAGCCTTCAGGAATCTTCTGGCTTGATCTTTCGGCTGATGTGAAGTGGCCTTCGGAGATAACCACCCGCAACCTGCGGCATCTGGCGAGTGAGTTTGGTTTCTGCAATCCCTTCGCGCACAGAGCAATTTTTGACGTGTTGACGATGTTCAAGACGGCGCAGAACTTTAGCCTCGACGACATCATTGCTCGGGCGCAGGAGCCTACGGTTTATGTGCAGGCCGTGGTTGACTTCGCCAACAACCAAAAGGCAAAGGACTTTTCTTTCAGGTGGAACCCGGCGTCGAAGGCATGGTGGAAGGCGCTCAAGAGTTCTGATTTTGAGGCAGAGAAGAGCCTTTGGCAATTCACATCGCGGATGCTGTCCGGGCCGCTGGAGTAGGGTATGAAGATGCTTGTTTGCGCAGCTAACGGCTATCAGCAAGAAGTTGAGGCCGGTGAAACTTTAGAGGCTGTAGAGAAGGCTTTTATGAAGCGACTTCCTAATTCCATCGGAGAAGTGATGTTGATTAGGGAGTGGAAGGGCGGAAAGAGAAAAAGACCGTGGGGTGGCGCTAGGTATTTTCTTTCTGAGTTGGTCCTTCAGAAAATTGGGGCTTCCGATCTGTACAACAAGCATAAGAGAGGCTTTGTATTGAACACAGAATCGCCGCACATCAAGTTGATTGAAGATGATGTGGCAAAGATATCGGAGTAGTCATGGCGATGTTCACAGTAGACGGCGCCAAACTGACGGCCGCTGGAGTAGAGATGGAACAAGAGTACGAGTTCCGAGTAATGCGCTGCGGAGTTCTCAAGCCAGAGGTGAGGATCACCGTCATGGCTGAGACTCTTCAGGAAGCGCAGGAGAAGGCAAAGGCGTATCTCCGCAGGAACGAGCACGTCGACAAGGGGGGCTGGAGGGCAGCAAGGCGGGCCTTCACTGTCGACGGGGCTAAATTGACGGCACTGCGCATTGAAGCGGGTTTGTCAATGGAGGAAGTAGCGGCGAATTTGGGGTGTAACAAGTCGAATCTGAGCCGTTGGGAGCGGGGGGTTGTGCAGCCGTCAGAAAGGGCTATTCTGGAACTGGTAGTCCTATTCAAGCAATGCGATTTTGTTAAGGAGAGGTGATGGAGGTGGAGAGTATGTCGACGAATTTGGTAGCGGTACAGAGAGATACGCGGCTGGCAATTCCGGCGCCGGAGTTCTCAAACGAGCAGATCAAGCTCCTGGCTGAAACGGTTGCGAAAGGCTGCGACCAGAACGAACTTGCGTTTTTCTTGCAAGTGGCGAAGCTGAAGCGGCTGGACCCATTCAGTGGGCAGATCCACGTAGTTAAGCGGTGGGATAGTTCACTCGGCAAAGAGAAGATGACCGTGCAAACTGGAATCGACGGCTACAGAGCGATTGCGTCGAGGACCGATGACCTAGCCGGCATCGACGATGCAGAGTACGACACGGACGTTGAGGAGCATCCGAACTGGGCAAAGATTACCGTCTACCGCTACGGCCGCGGCGATGAGAAGGTTCCCTACAAGGCGACGGCTCGGTGGGGAGAGTACGTCCAGATGTACAAGGACAAACAGACCAGCGAGATGAAGCCGAACCCGATGTGGAAGCGGATGCCGTACCTGATGTTGGGAAAGGTAGCTGAGGCCCTGGCGCTCCGCAAGGCATTTCCAGACGAACTGAGCGGCATGTACACGAATGAGGAGATGGGTCAGGCCGACAATGAGACTCCCGGCATAACTCCAGCCTCCGTAGCGAAGCCGCAGGTGGCGATGCCGAAGAGCACTGACGAGAAGAAGCCTCCAGTGCAGACGCAACAGCAAAGGAAGGCCGAGGCCAGCCGCGAGTCGAAGGAGGCGGACACGAAGACCGCAGCGACGACGACTGGTTCAACTCATGGTGGGAACTCTGCCGCGACTAGCCAGCAGGAAGCTCCGTTGGAGAAGCTCTCTGGAGAGATTGCCACCGTGACCCCAGGCAAGAACGGAGTGGTAGTCCTTGCGGTAAATGGAAACGCTGTAGTTATTCCTGCTCGGCTGGCGACCGACGATTTGGTTGTGGGCGCCAAGATTCTCTGCTCAGTTTTGAAGGTCACCATCAGAGGCAACAAGTTGCTGGAGGCTCGGGAGATCGAGATTGTAGTTCCGCCCGTGCAGGAAGGTGAGATCATCGACGCGGAGTATACGGACGTGGACCCGCAGCAAGTAGGGAGCACGGAAGAAGCCAAGCCGAAGGGTCCAGATCCCGTTCTTGAGGAAGCGAGGGCGGCCGGGCTGGGTGGAATCTTCGACGATGCGCCGAAGCAGACGAAAGCAGCGGAGAATCCAGGTACAGAGGCGCCGGCGGCAACCGAGGCGACGAAGCCGGGGACGGCTGGATTGAAGCGGGCTCAGAGGCTCCATACGCTCATTAGCCAGAATCACAAAAATACTCTCTTCACAGAGGAGCTTTTGAAGAAGTATCTCGCCACGCAGCGGATTGAGCACGCGAGAGACTTGGCTTGCCCACCAAAGGGATCGGAAGCCTTCAACGCCTACGATTACGCTTGCTCTATGGCGGTTGGAGAGGTGGACTGGCACGAGATTTTGGAGGATTGAGTTCGGCAGGAACGAAAAGGGAGAGAGTCCCGCTGCCGATAGGGTACTGGTTCAGTTCAGGCCGGGCATTCCGTGGGGCGCGTATCCGGTGAACCCAAGACGCGCAATTCAAGCGAGGAGGCAACTATGCCAGTAGATGTAGAGGGTAAGGTAAAGAGGATCATCGCCGCGCAATTGCTGGTGGACGATGACGAAGTGACGCCGGGAGCGAACTTAAAGGACGACCTGGGCGCCGACTCACTTGATGTGATTGAGTTGGTTATGCAAGTCGAGGAAGAGTTCGACCTTGAGATTCCCGACGAAGACGCAGAAAACGTGCGAACAGTGAAGGACATCTTGGACTACGTTAATACCAGGGTGAAGTAAGCGGGAGGGGTGTTCTCCCGCGGCCGCTTTAGGCTGGAAGAGGTCCACTCGGGGAAGGTGGTCCGTACCAGTACCGGGAGCGGCCTCGGGAGCACATTCAAACCGGAGGAGGAGAAAAACATGGCAATGGAATGGAAGGACCGGAAGGTGTAGACTGAGGGTGTCGGTGTTGAAGCACCGGCGAAGCCTAGCCGTGAAAGGACACGACCATGACACCCTCAGATCAAATTGTACCCTACGGCCTATGTCACTGCGGATGCGGCGAGAAAACCCCACTCTCTGTCCATACGAACTCCAAGAGGGGTCTTGTCAGAGGTGAACCGACGAAATATATACGTGGTCACTTTAGGGCATTGAACGACGATTTTACTCCTCAAGAGAGGCGATACCGAAAACTGAGCGCACTTAGGATTTGTATTCAATGCGGCCAAAACAAAGTGGAATTGACCGTTCTCTGTGAGATGTGTCGGTCTGAGGATCGACGGAAGCGAAGAGATAAGGCCGAGCAAAAGAGAGCTAATCAACCATTGAAGCAGAAGAAAGAGAAGGCTCCGAAGAAGAAGTACCCGCATAAGTATTACCCGAAGAAGAGAATGGAACCGAACGAGTGTATAACCTGCGGGAAGAAGACAGCTAGTGCGCGTTGTCGTTACTGTGAAGATCACAGGTATAGTATTTGTCAAGTGTGCGGGAAGATGTTTTCCGTGAGAACTAAAACTAGGATAAAGTGTACAGGGGGACAGTGTTGTTCGACGAC